TGGAGGTAGGAGCCTTCGACCTTGTTCGTGACTTCGCCGAGATTGCGGATGTCGAACTCGCAGGTTTTCCCTGATTCGGTGCGAGTCTCGACGTTCTTGATGAGGACGCCCGAGGTCCCTTCATCGAGGCGGATCGCGGAATTGCCGCAAGTTTCGACCGTCCCACAGGTGTCGGTCTGCGTGACGCGGGTGTTTTTGATCGTCACGTTGTCGGCGGAGACCCTGATCGCGCCGGTGACGTTCTTGCCTTCGATCGTCTGGCCTTCGGTTTCGGCGGTGATCGAGCCGGACGCTTCGAGTGACGTGCCCGCGGGGACGCCGACGGTGTCCGTGTCGGGGTAGCCGCAGGCGCTCGGGTCCGAGAAGCAGTCTTCGGAGCGTTCGATGACTACTTCTTCTTCACCCCCGCCGATAACGACGGGAACGACGATCGCCGTTCCAATCGCGCCGATTACGACTGCGCCGATGACCCGCCGAAGCCAGGGTCTCATTCGTCGTACTTGCGATAGCTGATGTTGATCTTCGCCGTACCTTCGGCCGAGACCACGCGGATGTCGGCGAGATTCGTCAGCTCGACCGCCCCGCCTTCGAGCACGTAGAGACCGACGGTGGTGGTGGGATCTTCGCCGTCATCGCGGAAGCGAATGTCGGCGCCTGGGTCGACCGCAACAAGCGCGTGGGTCGCGCCTTCGGGGATTTCGGAGAGAGCGGCGGCGGTCGTCACCGATTGATTGACGCAGGCGAGCACGGTCGGGATCGCCGACGCCGCCTCGGTCATCGGGATGACGAGGCCTTCGCCGAGCTCGCGGGCACGGGCGTCGCGGTCGTTGCCTTCCTGAAAGCCGAAATTGTCTGCCATGGGTCGGTCCCGCCTATTCGGCGGTTTCGCCTTCGACGCGCAGGATGAACTCGACTTCGTCCTGCGGTTCGGCTTCGGCGCTGATCGTCCGGCGGATCCAGATGCCGACGTACTCGCCCGGTGAGAGGTCGCCGAGTTCGAGCCCAGTCCCCGCCGAGGACGGCGCCGAGAAGGTCGGCCCGCTCGGCGCGGTGGACTCGTTGGCGATCGTCTCGATCGCTTCGGAGTGCGCCTCGTCGGCCAGGGCAATCGCGGTCGCGTCGTCTTCGGAGTTCGCGTCCTGTTTGATCCACAGCTTCGCGCCCTGGAGCGTCAGGGTGGCGTGGGCGTTCTTGACGAAGACCGCCCGGTACTCGATGTCGCCGGCTTTGCTCTCGTCGCCGGTCACATCGTCGAAGATGTTGTTGACCGCGCCGCTGGTGATCTTCCCGCCTTCGACGGTACTCATCGCGCCGCCGAGGGCGGCCGCCGCGCTGGTGTTGGACGCACCACCCGAGAGGCGGTACTCGATGTCTTTGGATTCGATAGGCATGGGAGCCTCCGGGGTAGTGGTGTGGGGTCGCTAGGGCCTAGGGTTCGGCTATCGGCGCGAGGTTGTCGTCCCAGACGTTGCCGGACCAATTGCCTGATTCGAGGTCGTAAGCCATCAGCCCGAAACTGCCCGAGCGCGGGTAGTAGCCGCTCGAGTCAGGGCCGTTGGGGCAGACCCAATGGCCGCCCGAGACTTCCTTCTCGGGACCGCTGAGGCAGCGCGCGAAGTGGGTGTTGCGGACGACGCGGGTGCTAGTTCCCTTCGACGTTCCGTTCCCGCAGGGGTAGAGGGTGTAGCCGCCGCCGGCGAGGAGGCTGTTTTCCACCGTGAGGTGGTTCTGGCAGGTCCCACCGGTGCCGTTGTGGACGTTGCCGAAGATCACCGCCGTCTGGCTGATCGGGTTCAGCAGCGTCGAATGGATCGCGGTGAACGTCGAGTCGTTGAAGTAGATGTTCTCTACGTGGTCTTCGGACATCGCCTGCTTCGCGAGCCCATAGGTGTCGCGGAAGGTGACGTTGCCGAGCGAGTGCAGGTTCGCGTCGCAGCCGTGGAGGTAGCCACGGATGACTTCGACCGATCCCGAGGTGTTGCGAATGTCGAACTCGCAGGTCTTCCCCGCTTCGGTGCGGGTCTCCACGTTTTCGATCTTCACCCCGGTGGAGCTGCCGGTGTAGATGGCAGCGTTGCCGCAGGTGCTGACGGTGCCGCAGTTGCCGTTCTGGGTGACGCGGGTGTTGCGGATCGTCACGTTGTTGGCGGCGACCGTGATCGTGCCTGTCACGTCCTTGCCTTCGATGACCTGGCCGGGCGTTGAGGCCGTGATCGAGCCCGAGGGCGTCAGGTTGGCAGCGGCGACGCCCGTCGTCGACGGAGCGGGGTAACCACAGGCCGCCGGATCCGAGAAGCAGTGGGCGGTCCGGGACGCTGGTTCTTCCGCGGGCGGTTCTTCGACCGGGGGTTCTTCGGTGGGTTCTTCGGCCGGCGGTTCTTCGCCGCCAACTGGCCCTTCGGGTCCGGGCGGTCCTTCCGGCCCCGGGGGGCCTTCGGGCCCAGTCGGGCCGGTCGGCCCAGTGGCTCCGGTGGCTCCGGTATCGCCCTTCGGCCCGGGCGGACCGGCGGGGCCGGCAGGGCCCACGATCCCGCCTTCCTGGACCTGCGCCTCGAGCTGCGCCACCTCGGTTTCGAGGCTGGCGACCCGATTGACAAGCGCCTGGAATTCTGTGTTCGTAGGCACCTTCACGGGCGCGGCGCCAGCCGGCTGGGGCAGGGCGAAGGACAGGGCAACGGGCACGAGAAGAAGGAGCTTGTGGAGCTTGGGGGGCATCGCGGTGTGTCCTTTCGGGATGTCGCTAGTCGAGCGGCAAGAAATCCAGCTGGCTGGTTTCGCCGACCGAGGGGTCTTCGTAGTAGGGCGTCTCGATCGCAACCGAGGTGATGCCCGAGGTGCCGCCGGCGCGACGGAGGTTCCGGGCCTCGTTCTTGGTCAGGTACAGCACGTCAGCGCCGCTGTTCAAAGTTCGGGAGGCTGCGCCGAGGCGCTCGCTGGTGACCCCATCGGGGTTCGACCAGGCGCGGTAGGCAACCTGGATGCAGGTCGCGACAACGATCGCCGGGACTACGGCTTCGTCGTCGTCGACCCATTCGGCTTCGCTGCCGGAAAGCTCTTCGAGGATGAGTGACGTCGCATCTTCGAGGAGCGGTTTGACCTTTTCGTCTGAGGGACCGTGGCGTTCTTCCCACTGTTTGACGGTCGCCAACAGGGTCGGGGGGGTCGTTTCTTTGGCTTCTTCACCGCCACCTTCGAATTCACTCATCGCTTCACCCCCCTCGGGTAGTCACAGCAGTGGGGCCGCCCCCCCGAAGGAGACGGCCCCGTGCTGTCAGATCGTCGACCTAGGAGCCGAACGCGGTGAAGTCGATCTTCACGGCGCGGACGTTCTCTTCGGTCAGTTCGCCGAACACCTCTTCCCCAGTGGGTTCGAGGTTCCGGCCGTCCTCGACGGACGCCGTGCCGGCGAACGAGGAGTAGACCGAACGATCCCGGAGGTGATCCGAGTCGTAGTCTTTGATCCACCGCATCGCGAGCGAATCGAACGCCATCTGGGCGCCGGCCGACACGCCGCCAGGGACGGCGGGGGCGACGTTGCCCAGGACGAACGCCGTCGGATGCAGCGCGACGGCGAAGTCCGGGTCGATCGAGTTGCAGTTCCCGATCACGGTGAACCCGGCGATGCGGCCGATGACCGCCTCGCGCAGGACGCCGTCGAACCCGGCCTTGTCGACCTCGAGCAGGTGGTCGCTGTTCAGCGCCGCCTCCTCGGCGTTGGCCCCGAGCAGGAGGACGCGATCCGTCGCCGGGACGTTCTCCGTGTTCAGGAACTTCCGCGCCGCGACGGCCGCCTGGTAGAACGACCGATCGCTTTCGTCGGGGTCGCCCTGGGCCCAGGTCACGGTGTGCCGGTAGGTGGCACCCGATTCCATCTCGGTGGCGATGTAGCTCTCGAGCTTCTCCGCGACCGACCGGATCTGCGGGCGAGCGACGTCTTCGCCCCAGGAGTCGATATCGAGGGTCAGCTCCTCGTCCGTGATGGTCACAGCCGAGTAGGGATGCTTGTTCAGCGTGACCGGGACGGAGAACTGCTCGAGGTCGTCCGTCGTGATGGCGGACCCGCGGGTGCGCCACTCGTACTCACGCGCCTCGAGGATCGACGGGATCTTGATGTCGATCGTGTCGTCTTTCGCTCCCGCGAAATCCGCGACACCCTTGCGGGCGACGAGGCGCGGAAGGATCAGCTCGCGCTGGAGCAGTCCAAGCCCCTGCGAGACGATCTTTTCGGCCTTCAGGAATGAATTGGCCATGGGTATTCCTCCTCTTTGAGGTGGGTTTCAGCTCGCAGAAGCGGCGCCCATGACCGGGGCCGTGCGAGGTTGTTTAGAACCCGCGTCCGACGCGAGCGGCCAACTTGGCCGGATCGGTCTCCTCGGGCTCGGTGTCTCCAGTGGCGCCCGTCTTCAGGCGCTCTTTCGGCCGGCGGCGACCCTTGTCGGTGTCGTCGTCGTCCTTGTCCTTGGAGTCCTTGTCCTTCGACTCGTCCTCCTCGGACTTCTCCGACTTCTGGAAGTCGGCGAGCAGCTGGTCAGCGTCGGCTTCGAGCTCCTCCTCGGTCTCACCGATCAGGCGCTTGGCCTGGGCCTCGGTGAGGTTCTTCTTCATGGCCACCCGCAGGCGGGCAACCTCGGCGTTGAGGTCGGCGACCGACTTCTCCGCCTTCGTCGCGCGATCCGTCAGTTTCTCGGTGTCGGATTTGCTCGCACTCTCGAACTCCTCGATCCTGGCTTGCGCCTTCTCGAGCTCGGACTGAAGGCTCTTGGCCCTGTCCTCGTGCTTGCGCGATTTCGATTTCCAGTCGTCGTCGGGAGTGACCTTGGTGTCGGTCGTCTCGCGAGCCTGCGACTGACCGCCCTTGTCCTCGCCGCCGCTCGACCCTTCGGTCTCGGTGGTCTCGGTCTCGGTGGTCTCTTTGCTCGTGTCCTCTGTGTGCTCGTCGGCCATTCGGCCTCCTCGGTGAGAGCAGCGCCATTCGGCGTGCTAGTTCGCGACCGCCCCTTCGGGACGACTCGCCTTACGGTGAGATGGGGTGGAGATCTGCGAGGCCGTACCCCAACGCCTGTCCCCCGTCGGGGAGGGGCGCGGCGCGGACGGACGAATCCAGCCCGGGGGCCGTGGAGGAGCTACCTCCCCAATGCCTGCCTCGAAGTGTTAGGGCCGCTGTGCGTCGTAGTAGCGGCGGAAGGCGTTCAGAAGATCGTTGGAGGTGCCGCGGCGGAGCTCGCCCTGTTCCTTGGCCTCTCCGATCGCCAGGTTGTACATCCGTTTGAACTCTTTCGAGCGCGGCGTCCAGTCGGCATCACGCGAATACACCGGCTCCGAAGTGCAGGAGCAGTGATCGTGTGCCTCAAAGTCCACGGTGTCCTTCTGGTACACCGGCCCACGAGAGGCCAGGAGAGCGCAGAAGGCGCAGGGATCGGCGTCTGTGACTCGAGCCCAGCCCAGGGCGCTGCGGTCCGCCTGTACGCTGCGCAGGAGTGTCTCGCGGCCCCCCTGGAGTACGTTTCGAGTCACACTTCCCGATGTCGTGACGAAGGTGCGTTCTTTCGCCTCCGCCGGCGTCTTCCCGGCGCGAAGTTGCTGGTGCAGGGTCTGTTCGCCGGTCGCGATGAGTGCTCCGATGAGATCGCTCTCGTCGGCTTCGGGCGCTCTCTGCGGCGCCGCAGTACCCGGAGCGCCCTCAGCGTGCCGATACGCTTCGAAGTAGCCGGCGGCGACCTCCGAGGAGATCCCCCGGTAGAGGCGGATCAGCGTGATGACCGCGGAGACGAGGCGGAAGAAGCTGTCTTCGTCGCCTTCCCAGATCGGCCAGAGACGCAGGTAGTCCGCGAGGGCCCTGCGCCGGACCTCGAGCTGTGAGACCCGGTGCTGCTCGGTGAGGATCGCCCCCGCCTTCGTGCGGGCCATCTATTCGGTGGCGTCGGCTGGCTGGCCCTGGCGCTCGAGGATCTGCGTCAGGCGGTCGAAGGAGTTGCTGCTCTGCGCGGCGGTTTTCCAGGCCTCGACATCGCCCTTCGTCGTCCCCGGGATGCGCTCCCAGAGCATCTCCGGGGGCACTCCGAGCATCTGGGCAATCTTGCCGAGCCCATCCACCGTGGCGGCGAAGGCGCGGGCGGAGGTATCGCGCCAGCGAACCTCAGCGTCGGTCGGGATCTCGGTTCCCTTGATCTGCCCGACGAGCCAGAACGTCTGCTCGTGGGACTCGCCGAAGGACGTCTTGCGCTCGCCGACCTTGCGTTCGTGACCGGCCTCGGCCGCGGCCAGAGCCTCGGCGCTGAGATTGACGAGCTCGCCGATCAGCTCGTGTACGGGCGTCTGGGAGAGCGTGGCAGCGTGCCTCAGCGAGGCCTCGCGCGATTCGATGAAGCCCGTGAGCTCGCTCTGGGCGAACTCGCCGACTTCGACGCCCTCGCCCTCGTCGTTCGGGCCCTTGGGCGGCGCGTCGATCGCGAGGATGCGGTTCGCGGCGGCCTTGACGGTTTTCTCCTCGGTCTCGGCGACCCAGCCGATGATGTAGCGCTGACGGAAGCCGGAGTAGTGCTGGGCGATCTGGAGAGCGAAGGTGGTGAGGTCGATCTGATCCTGGAGGGGCATCAGCGGCCCGATCTGCCCTTTCACCGGCAGGTCAGCTTCGACGATGCCCGTGCCTTCCATTTCGGGCTCATCGTCTTCGTCGAGGTCTTCCTCGTCGACGTAGCGAACGATCGGCGTGACGCCCAGATCGTGCTCTTTCGCTTCAACGAACTCGGGTAGCCTCGCCGAGCCCGGGTCCCATTCGACGTAGTAGATGGCCACGTCGTCATAGAGCTTCCAGAGGCCCACGTTGTCGGCCTTCTCGAGGGCCCACATCGGCCAGTCTGGATCCTCGCCGTAGAGGGTCGTCATCGCGCGGGGAGAAACGCCGCGAATGACCGGCTCGGGGTCGCCGGGAAGGACCACCGTGTAGGACGTGCCGTAGGCGTAGGCGGCTCGGTGAATCGCCGTCTGGCGTTTGTCCATGCGATTGGCCTGCCAGGCCGCCCAGACCTCGACGTCGTCTTCCTCGTCGCGGCCACGGAAGCCCTCGACGAACGTCGACTGGACCAGAGAGTTGATGACGATCGGCATCACGTTGACGCGGGAGCTGCGCGCCATGTGGCGCACCTCTCCCGGGGTCCCCGTCGGGATCACCGCCGGCAGCGCCTGGCGCCCCTTCCAGTAGCGACGGACCATGTCGAGTTTCTCGAGCTCGGCCTCGCGGTAGTCGTAGAGTTTTTTGACCTGAGCGATCGCAGCCTTGTCGCTCAACAGTGTGCCTTCGGCCATGTGTCCTTCCTCAGCCTGCGTGTACCGTGCCCGTCCGCTTGCGGCGGCGGCGCTGTTTGTCTAGAACCGCCCGGCGAGCAGCTCGCGCCAGGACCGTGGAGAAGACACCGTCGACCTTGCGGGAGGACTCGCGGTGCTCCTTCCCGACCGATACACCCCACTGATCGGGGCGCCGGCGGGCGTTGTGGAAGTGCTGCCGGACCATCGGGTGTCCGTCGTGGCGAAACGTCCCCTCGACGATCTCGTCGTAGAGCCGCTCGATCTCAACCGTCGTTTCCTTCTTCTTCACCCGCATGTCCCAGGCCACCGCGTGTTTCGGCGATGGCTTGGCGACGTAGGTGCGGCCCCACTTCTGCGCCCACTTGTCGACGTAGGACTCGAGCGGGTGCAGGTCGGACCAGAAGGCGCGGACGTCATATTTCTCGTGAGCGAGCTCGACGGCCTCGTCGACTCGGTCGCGCGGTAGTTCGCCTTCGAACTGCTCCGGATCCCAGGCGCCCAGCACCGCGGTGTATCCGTCCTCGATCCGACAGGCGTGCAGAATGGTGTGGTCGTCCGACTTGGACGGATCGAGGCCCAGGGTGATTTCCTCGCCGTCCTCGATGACCTCCGGGGTTTCGTCGCCCTGCGGGCCGAGCACGTCGTACTGGCCGG